TTTTCGTCATACTCAATATCAACTAGAACATACTTGGTTTTGTCGGGTCGGGATTTGCCAAACTTGATTATACCAAGTCCCTTCGTATCCTCGCCTTTCTTCATCGGCCTAACTCCAAGAATTGCTTTTTCTTTTTTCATAGATGGCTTTGCCTTTCTCGTAGTGTTCTGGTTTGTTGTGGTTCTTGATTAAATCGTCCGGCTGACCTCCTGTAAATAGCGGGTTTTCGTGTTTAAAGATTATATCCCTTCTTTCAATCACAACCCCATCAGCATAAGCCCTTTCTGTAAATTCGTTGTCGGAATAGATGCCATCGGATTCTTGGTAGTCGGGGTGGAACATATAGCCCCCTTGCTTCTCAAGCCTCTTTTGCGTTAAAATCGCCATACAAAGGAGTTTGTCGGTTCTAAGCCCATCAGATATTGCCAAGACTTTCTCCTCGCTTGTAGCCCCCATAGCGGTCGAAATTAGGGCATCCCAATGTCTCGGTGGAGTCCAATCGTCTGACATTTGCAACAAAATCTCCCCTTTTGCCTGTTTTACGCCACAATTCCAAGCGTTGATGATGCCGCCGGGGTTGCAACGAATAGCTTGGTGGGGGGTGTAATCTATGGGGTCATCGTGATCTACGCAGAAAATCCATTCAACCTCTAGGGGCTTCTCAGCCAAACAGAGCCATTGGTGTCTCCTTTGCCATGCTACTTGCGGCCTCCCTCTGGTAGCGTGGATGATTGAGATTTTGGGCGTAGGCCGAGCCTTTTTAATCTTTTGCGCCTCATCGTGCTTTCCTACACAAACCGAGGCAGTCTCATAAATATCTAAGGATTGCCATTGGTAAATCGCTTCGACCAAGTTCCAATAATGCTGGGTGGGTCTTGGCAGGCTCATCGCTGACCTAGCCGCTCCCCAAGCCTTGTTCCATTGCCCCCTTGCCGAGTATTCGATGGCTAACCAATAATGGGCTTCCCTTCTATCCGGCTGAACCGCCACGGCCTCCCCAAGCCATTTCAGTTTCTCCTCGTTGGTCGGGGCGCATCGTCCCATGTTTGTTAGAACATCGTATCGAAGCGTATCATCCAGTTCGGGAAACTGAATCGCCAGCTTTCCGTATTTCAGGCATTCTGCCCAATTCTGCGTTAAGAAGTGTTCTTGCTGGGTATAATAAAGGGCGTTGGGGGTTGGCTCCAGGGTGTCTTTGAGAATGGCGAAGTTTCTGTCGGCAGAGGTCTTTTTATAGCCCTTTGGCTTGTGAACCCTCACAACCTTGTCTATCCCGAAAATCTTTGAGTTATCCTCGGCTACAAGCATTTCGTGAACCCGGTTCTTCCATTTGCATTTTCCCTTTAAGGAAACCATCTCCCTTAGTGGGATAAGCCCAGCGTTCTCCACCCAATATCTAAAGGCTATTAGTTGCGCCCGCCTTTCCTCTGCTTGGTTAATCGCCTCATCGATAACCCCCTCTGCCCCTGCTTGTAACTCATCGTCAGCATCCACCCACATCGCCCACTTCTCGGAACAAGCTTCCAGAGCCGTGTTTCTTGCGGTTGCAAAATCGTCTATATGAGGCCAATCTTTTCTCTGATTTTCATAACGAACAACTCTAGCACCGTGAGCCAGTGCAACCTTCTCCTCCTCGGCTGTCGGATTGCTCCCCCCAGCCAAGCAAACAACAAACTCCTTTGCAATCGGCTTAAAGGATTCGAGGCATCGGGCAAGGTAATCGGCTTCATTTCCGCCACAAATTAGATAAACAGATAAAGGATTTCTCACAAGGATTTCTTGGGATGTTCTATGTCAATTCATACAAAGAAAGAGGGGCTAGAGTTTTTTAGGCTCTAGCCCCTCGAAGGAACCACACAATTCTATGCTTTAGCTTGCGGAATAGTTCGTGGTGATACGGATACCCGCATTCGGGTCAATAATCACCTCGTCCGTGTTCATGCGGACACGCAGAACATTGGAACGCCGGGCTTCATCACGATAGCTTTCGGAGACGAACCCAGCCGCATCAGCCGCCCAAACCAAGGTGCGCCCGATACCGCCAGCGGTGAACTCACCGCCGTTGGTCTGAGCAACGATGATCTTGTCGTTGGGAACGATGAACGAGCCGCTGTAGGCTTTGCCCTTGTTGGCCGAATTGATGGCGGCAGAGCCGACCAACAATTTCTGGACACCCAGAGCCGCCGCCACTTCCTGCTCGGAGAGCAAGCGACCACCAGTATCGGAGATAACGCCGAAGAACTGATTCTGAAGCTTGGTGCTACGCCGAATCTGCTGGAACACCGTGGCGGACAAGGCAACCGTGTTGGCCTGATACCCGCTCTTGGCGAGAGTCAGTTTCGCATCGGCCACATCACGCACAACATCAATCGTGGCGATGTTGGTATTAGTGTAATTGACCGCAGGGCTTTGGTCAGCCGAGGTGAACGGAGTTGTTGCATTCCAGATAACTTCCTTCACCCGAACTTCGTGACCGAGCTTGATCTGGCGAAGGAGGAACCGGGCGGTTTCCGCCTCATACGAAAAGAAGCGGTTTAAGTCCGTGACAACTCCATCGTCCAGCAACTCCTCCAGTCCGTATTCCTGAGTATCGTAATTTGCCGAACTGAAAGAACGGATTCCCCTTTGAAACTCGGAGCCAGCCGCACGAGCCGCCGAGTTGTTGGAGAGCAGGTCAGCCGCCGCAAGCTGAACCTTCAGATAGGTTCCGCTCTTGGCTTGCACATTCTGCAAGGGGAGCAGTTCAGCACCGATCAAACCGACATCGGCTTGGGGGGCTTCGATGAGGGCTTGATTGATGTCAGCCCGGATAGTTGTTCCGCCAGCGATATAACTCATTTTCTTTTATCCTTTTTTAGTTGTTAATCTTTAGTCCACCTTGAGGGGAATGGCGATTTCGATGACCGCACCATCAGCCGAGGCCGCTTCGAGAGCGATACCAGCCGAGATGGTGTTGGAAGCCGCCGTGGTCACGAGGCCAGAAGCGTCGAAGGAGAGCGAGTCTCCAACGGCGCAAGTGCCGGACACCGTGGCGAAATAGGTCGGGTGGAAAAGCTTGACCTCACCCACGCCGCCAGCCGCCACATCCTCTTGGGTATAACCGATGGCGAGAGTCGCCCCAGTCACAGCGGCTTGAGCCGCCCCAGCGGTGGAAGTGGGCTGAACAGCCCGATAAGCACTAATCGCCGAGGCGAAGGTGAAGCTCTTGAAAAATCCGTCTACTTGAGTTCCCATTGTATTTGTATCCTTTGTTTAGATGTTCTTAATACCGCGAGACAGAGCCTCACGATATTCGTTGGGGTTGGAGAGCATGACCGCTTTCATGGCGTTCAGCTTGGAGTTCTTGTATTCGGGGTGAGCCGCCACAAGAGCCTCGAAGTTCTTCGGCTCTTCTTTCTTGGGAGCCTCGACAGCGGGGGAAGCAGGAACAGGCTTGATGCCGAACTCGGTGAGAACTTTCTTGACGATTGCGCTCATCTCCTCGGTCTCATCCTCTTTTTCCTCATCCTCTTTTTCGATGACAACCTTCGGCTCCTCGGCCTTCACTTCCTCTTTCTTTTCCTCATCCTTGGGTTTCATCGCCTCTTCCAAGGCGGCGAGACGAACCTTGATTTCGTCCATGTCTTTCTTGTAATCGCTGTTTTCCATATTATTTTTTTCCTTTGGTGTCAAGTTTTCAGCTTCAGTTTGTGCTTCGGGTAAGTCTGTGGGAATGGGTTTGCCGCCAGCCATATATCCCATTTTGATTGTTTTGCCGAAGCATTTTGTTTGGGTTTCTGCGAATCTCTGCATGAAAGCGACCATCTCTTCAAAGAGTCCATTGGTGGCGGCTGGGCTACTTACTAGGTCGGCGGAAGCGATGGATTGGGGGCGAATGTAGTCTTTGCCGTCAATCGTCTCTGATTCATTCACAAACGCCAGGGATACCCCGAATTGGTCGGGGGCTTCGGATGCCATCTCTTTGATGAGTCCGTAGTGGGGAGAGTTGCGGAGGAGGCGAAGGTCGGCCACTAGCTTCTCCCCTTCGATGCGGGGGTTCCTTGCGAAGCCCACAACCGCATCCAGCCCGGTTCCGTGGTTCATCTTTACCTTCACCCCATTCTTTGCCTTCTGCATAATGCCAAGGGCTGATTCTAGGCTTTTCTTATCCACGAATAGATCATGCCCTTTTGCCTCGCCAACCTCTAAGATTGATACTCCCCCTAGCTCCAACTCATCCACTTCCAAATCCTCATCTCGGTAGGTGCGATAGGCAACCGCCGCCCTCTGTGTTTCATCGGGAAAATCGGCAATCGCTTGGTCATTTCCCATAAAGCGGGAAACAAAGTCTTGTTCCGATTCATCTCCTCTGGGGGTGGGTAGGGGCATAGAATCCTTTTTTATGTCAAAGAAGGTCGCCGTCTGCCTTGCGGTAGGATTCCTTGACCTCTCCGCCGCCAGCCATCTTGAGAAACTTGTTCACCCTAGCCATNNGGCGGAAGCTGGTTGAGAATGCTCCTGCTCCCCTTCTAAATACTTTTTTGAGCGTCCCAAGGCTAGGAGCGTTTTTCTTGGGATGGCTTTTCTTAAACTCGGCAATCTTATCTTTCAATGCCTGTTCGTTGGCTTCTGAAATTTCAATATCCCCTGCCTTTGACCTTGTGGCCGCTGTGCCTTCGGGGTTCTCCTTTGAGCCTTTGATTCGTTCCTTGGGCGGGGCGGGAGTTTGTGCCGCTGACTTGGGGCCGGGGCGAGCTAGTTGGGAAAGCTCCTTGTCCCTTGAATCCATCTGCCTCACAACCTTTCTCGCCCACGCATAGCCAGCATCCCCACCCCATCCGTTCCACGCTTGCCAGCCCTTTCCTTGCTCCCCGAAGGTCGCTCCCTTTTTGTCCACTTCGTGCCTATCAAAGAAGGCTTTCATTCGCCTAACCGTATCGGGCGAGAGTTTTACGCCATTCATCAAATCCCTCGCCCTAGCAATGCCTACAGAGGTCATTCCCCTTTGGCTTGCTGGTTTGCCTTCCCTTACATCCAAAGCCCTTTTAGCGGCTTCTCTGGCTCCTTGTGGGGGCGTGAAGTCTATGCCATCATACTTGCCCAACTCAATGCCGCCCATCATTCCTTGGATGAGCATTTTAATTTCTGCATTACTTAAGCTATTAAGTGGCTGTAATTTTTTTTCTGGAACTAAAATTCCTTCGTCAGTATGCCAAAGGTCTATTTTATCATCTCCCTTTTTCATTCTCCATAATCTTGACCAATTTCCCGTAAAATTTTTACCAGAAGCCTTTGCCTCTTCTGGAGAAACAAGCTGATTGCCTACATTTTCGTAACCCATTCCCTTTAATTTTTCTATTGCGTTTGGTATTTGTGTTTCTTTTAATAAAATATCAATGTCTCTCGGCTTGCCTTCTTTTATTGCCGCTGATCCAACAACTTTCCCGTCAATTATTTTTGCAATTCTTGATGCCCTTTCCTGTCTTGTTTCGATTGCCCCCTCGCCCCCTCCCCCCGCACAAGTGTTCCCCGGCT